AGTAATGAAGAGCTAACAGCCCAAGAAGAGCGGTTTGAGCAAGATAGGGATGAAGCCCTACTCTATTTTAATAAAGAGGTATGTTACCTTTTTGACCATAATAGGACAGCTGTGCTATTAAACAATAATGGTGATGAGATAGACGCTAAAGGTTTATCATTATTAGAGATAGTTGAATATATGAGAGCAGGATATACACCCATACCATTCTAGGACTAGAACAAGGAGTTAAGATGACACTAAGTAATCAACAACAAGAGGCTATAGGCCTCTTCAACAGATTTATAAATGACCCAGAGGCTTTTGATATGTTCATAACAGGGCAAGCAGGAACAGGAAAGACTACATTACTAGCGCAACTAGTGCAACAACTACTAGATAGTAAGATACCCACTGTAGTATGTGCCTATACACATAAGGCTAAAGGGATATTACAGGCGAAGTTACCCTCTCAAACAGATGTTAGGACTCTTCACGCATTCCTTAGGAAACGCCCATCAATAAATGAAGAGGCTAAGAGTATAACTAAGCTACAGAGAACCACCCAGTTTGGTAAACCTGAGACTATAAAAGTACTTATAGTCGATGAGTTTAGTATGGTATCTGGGGCTGATGCTATGAGCATAGGAGAGTTACAAGACCCAGATTATGAGGGCATACCACATATGAAGGTACTATATCTAGGGGACTCCCTTCAACTACCAGCAGTTAAAGGGGTATCAATTACAGTACCTACTAATGGTTATATCTATAACCTAACAGAAGTACAAAGACAAGAAGAGGGAGGTTTACTAGACACTATTTGTGAGGTAGTAGATATGTTAAATGGTAGTCCTATACATAAGTTAGAGAGTAATGACCAATTTATAAGAGGTATAAATATAGCAGAACATATAGCCCACTCTACTAAGCTAGATGACTTTGTAGTATTAGCTTACACTAATAAGAGAGTAGAAGAACTTAATAGAGAGATAGTAGGTACAGTAGGTGAGACTGATGAGAGATGGTCACCCTCACTAAGAGCCTCACTCACATATAAGGGTAAAGTAGATAAATTAAAGACTACTGCGATAGACACATACACCGACCCTCTAGTCTTAAATACTAAGTACAAAACACTTGAGTATCTTATAGAGCATAGTAAGGAGTGGATGGTAGAGATAGGTAAATTTTATAACAAAAATAAAGAGGAGACTCAAATTCTAGCCTTTGTATTTGGTCATTATCAATACAAAATTATGCTAGAAAATTTAGCTGATAAAGCAGTTAAAGCTAATGCCAAGATAGATAGTTCTACACCTAAGAGCTATTGTAAAAAGAACCCACATTGCAAGGAGTGTAGAGAACGAGCTAAGGCGTGGAGAGATTATATCACATTCAAAGAGAGTGTTATGTGTATAGACTATCCCTATGCTATGACAATACATAAGAGTCAAGGTAGCACCTATTCAAGTGTATATATTGACAATAGTGATTTGAGAAAACTATTAGTTAAAGGAGATACTACTATGTATCTTAAATTACTATATGTAGGGATATCACGAGCTAGTGATAAGATTTATCTTCAAGATTGATATTTTTATCTTTAATCTAATTAATTAAAGATAATTTAAGATATATTATGATATAATATATTCATAAATAAGAGATAGATATCTCTTATCTAATAGATATCTCTTATTAGAATAGGAAGAGGTGCCATATTGGTCAATAAATAAATAAAATAGTAAAGGAAATGTTATGACTAAAAAAGCAATATTTGAAGCAGTAGTAGAGTTGATTAAGGATGAGGTATCAGAAGAGGTACTAGCAAAAGTGAGTGATATTCTTAAACCTAAAGTTGGTGGAGGTAAGTCAACTCCTGAAGATTACACAGTGTTTGATGCTGAGGGCAACCCAGTATATATTTTCTGTACAGTGCATAAAAAATGGGAGCCATTAGTTGATGATGAGGGTGAGTTGTTATTTAAAGAAGATAAAAACTCTAAAAATGGTTATAGAAGATATTGTATAGCAGGCGATAAACAATGGCAAGCAAGAGCAAAAGCATTTAAAGCTACTAAAGAAGCTGTTATGGGAGATTTGCTTGAAGGTGAAATCACAAATGATGAGGCTAAAAAGCTTATAGAAGAAGCTGAAGCAGAGAGAGCGGAACCATTTACTAGAGAAGATAATCTAGGATATGATGAGCGTCCAGAACTAACTGCATAAGTTTATAGAGATACTTTAGGGTGTCTCTATTAAGCTTATATAGCTTATGACTTTTAACAACACGAGGTGGTGCAAACTACCCTTAGCCACTTAGCACAGGCTATGATGTTATGATACAACAGTTCACAGTAGCCAAGTACCCCTACCTTCATATCACATACTTGGCTACTGTGAGCTGTTTAAGCAGCTCAAACAGGCTAGAGGTGCAGTTTACTGCTGGCAATATCTCTATTTAGAAAAACCGAATACAGGGTCTAACTCGCCCTGTTTCTTTTAAATTATGCATAGTTTAAATAGTAGATAGACAACGATAGATAACTAAAGGATAAAAGATGGCAAAATTACCAACAAAGAGTATTAAAGTAGGACCAGCTGAACTAAGATGGATTTTCATTAACGGAGAAGGCTCTCTAAATGATATGGGAGATACTCCTAGATATGAGTACAAAGCTACGGCTGTACTACCATTAGATAAAGCTAAGCCATTTATGGATGAACTAGATAAAATGTGGCTAGAGTATAATAATGGCAAAAAGGCTAAAGCTAAGTCTAAGGGCTACAAGATAGAAGAGGATGAAGAGGGTAACAAGACTGGTATGGTCACATTCACATTTAAGACAAATACTAAGTTTGTTAAAGCTGATGGTAGTGAAACACCAACAGTAGTTAGAGTATTTAGAGCTAATGGGCAAGAGATAACTAAACAATTCCACGAGGCTGAGAGAAAAGCTGCTAATGAGAGTGAAGGTATCGTACACGGAACAGCAGCTATTTATGATAGGAATGCAGGAGCTAGAGGTATTACTCTTTATCTTAGTGCTGTTCAATTCACTAAATTTGTTGAGTATGCAGGTAATGTAGAGGTAGAAAGCGTAGGTGATGTAGATGATGGACTAGACGGGGATGATGGACTAGATGTAGCTCCTGAAAATACTCCTGATATCTAAGATACACTAAACCCTATCTAAATAGGTAGGGTTTTTATTTATCTATTTTGATTAGATAATATAATTTTATAAAGGAGTATAAAATGGTATATTATAAAAAAATATATGATATATCAGAATTACCAAATTTTGATAAAGATAAACCTGTATTTTGTGATATAGAAACAGGAGGGCTTTATATAGAGCCTAGGCTGATACAATTTCTACAAGGAGTTAATAGCGAAGATAACCCAGTTTACATACTCGACCTAGCACCTAGTATGAGGGATATACCTCTATTAGATAGTAAGGTCAAAGAAGCAGTAGAATTTATGAAGCCATTATGGTTAGTGTTCTATAATGGCTCTTATGACCTAGGCACTCTTAACTTTGTTCCTGCTAAGGTAGATGATTTATTCTATGCTACTAAGACTGCTTACCCACACTTTATGGAGTTTTCACTAGATAAGGTAACACAGAAGCTACGAACTACTAGGGGTTTATATAATAACATAGATAAAAAAGAAATGCATAGTAGAGGGTTTAAACTTGGTGCATACTTATCTAAGAAAATGTATTTATATTCTGCTATAGATGTAGTAGCACTACAATTGATGTGGGAAGATAGTCATATACAGAATGTGATACAGAATAATTTAGCATATAAGGTTGATATATTATCACTCAGATATGCTATAGAGTATCAACAAAATGGTCTTAAAATACCTGTAGAACTAGTAAGAGAAGAGATAGTAAAAGCACAACTTGACGTTGATGATATGCAGTCTCAACTACCTCAAGGGCTTAATGTTAATTCACCTAAACAGGTTAGGGAGTACTTAGGAACTGAAGGCTCAGCAAAAGATGTATTACTTAGATGTAGTCACCCACACGCTGAAATAATACTTAAACTTAAAAAGCGAAAGAAAGAACTTAGCTATTTGAATAGTATTAATTATGATACTATGTACACTAGGTTTAATCCAGCAGGTGCTGTTACTGGTAGGTTTACTTCTAGTGGTGGTGATTTACCAGCTTCATTTAACGCACAACAGATACCAAGGGCATTTCAATATATCTTTAAGCAAGATATAGATGATACAACAGTAGTAGGTCTTGATTATGCTACACTAGAGCTTAGAGTAGCTGCCTCACTATGGGGTATTAGTAAGATGAGAGAGTTCTTTAAGCAAGGTATTGATTTGCATATTAAAATGGCTATGTTAGTATCGAATAAGGAATTATGCCCTGAAGGCTATAAAGGAGCAAATGATAGGCGATTATTACCGTGGGGGCAAGAGCATCCTAAATATCTAAATGAGCAAGAGCGTAATGATGCAAAAATGATAAATTTTGGGTTAACTAAATCAGCCCAAGTAAAAGACATTGAATTGCTGGGAAATCTAAGGGCTGTTGCCTAAGACAATCAGCAGCCAAGGAGAAGTAGAGGTGCAGATGGTAAATTTACTTCTCAAGGTTCAACGACTATCCCCGGGAGGGAGTACACTACAAGTTAATGGTAGTGGAAGCGGTGTCAACGATGAATAATCGTTATGATATAGTCTGGCCTATATGGAAACATATAGCTGCAGGTAAAGCTGCGGGATTAGAGTTACGACCTAATCTGAACACAAGCGATATTTTTGGTATGTCAGCTAAATCATTTATTGACTATGCATTTAATAATTATGGTGTAAAGATAAACTTAGAGAAATCCACTGAAATGAGAGATGCATTCTTTGAACTATATCCTGAAGCAAAAAAGCAGCACGATTATGTATGGAAGAACTATAAGAAACCGACCTTTTATGTAGAAACTGCCTTAGGTAGAAGAGTAAAACCTAGACTAGGCACTGATGGTATAAATATCCCAGTTCAAGGTACTGGTGCAGAGACTACAAAATTGGCAGTACATTACCTGATTAAAGAACACCCACAGGCTATTAAGTATATCTTCAATGTAGTGCACGATGCTATATATTTAAGAGTGCCAAAAAGTGAAAAAAGCTATTGGAATACTAGGCTATCCGAAGCTATGATTAAAGGTTGGGAAGAGCTTAGAAAAACCAAAGCTTTTAAATTTAAAGATATTGAAATGGAGGTAGATGTATAATATATAAGGAAGAAAATATACAACTGAAGGAGTTTAAATGAAACTAAATACAATAGATATAAAAAAGATTAGTAAGTATAAACCTGAATTTCTTAGACTTTATAATATAGATAGTTTAACTGAAGAGCAAGAAAATTTTTTGAGTGCTGGGCTTAATAGAATAGTAAGAAAAATATCGTTAAACACTAAAGATAAGGAATTACAAAAGGCTATCATTAAGCAATTCCCAAATGTGCATTATCATTCTGATGAGCTTATAATTGCTGAGAGAAATAGCTTATCAGTAGAGATAGATATCACTACTAAGTGTAATTTAGCTTGTAATAATTGTAGTAGATTTTCACAATTTAAATCTTCTTGGGTAGATATGACATTAAGTGATATAAAGCATTTTATAAAAGAGAATAAGCATTATGGTAAGAAATTAACGGTTAATATATTAGGAGGAGAGCCTACAATACACCCTAATATAGATGAAATAATAATTATGCTCTATGATGTATTTCATATAGTATTAACAACTAATGGTATTATACCCTATACACCACCAGTTGATATCACAGTAGAAAATTCAGCTAAAGAGAAAGGGGAAATGCCTTTATTTTCCACAACTATGTTAGCACCTATAGATGATGATGAGTACAAGTATGACGATTATTCAGTTGGTTGCTATCAAGCAGAAATATGTGGTGCCGGCTATACAAAAGATGGCTATTATCCCTGCTCTATTGCTTCTGCCATAGATAGAATGACAAGAAGTAAAGGAGGCCCAAGAGAAGGTAAAGTAGGTATAGGTAAATCTTCAATAGCAGAAGCTTATAGGCATAAGCAAGATATATTTAATGAATTATGTAGATATTGTGGTACTTATAAAATGAGGAACTATATCCATTTTGATATTAAGTATGCTCTTACAGATAAGCAAGAATTTTCTAATTCTTGGAAGTTTATGGAGGATAGAAAATGAGCGATGGTTTAGATATGTTTGATAGTGATAATGGTAAGATAGTAGATATCAACCTAGATAGTAAGGGGGAGTTATTACCTCCTAAAAATAATAAGACATTATTAGTAGATGCTGACACTCTTATATTCACTGCTTGTTTAAATTCCGAGATAGTAGAAGAGTTACTACCTCAAAGTTTCTACTCAAAAGAAGAGTGGGAAGAGATAGTAGCTGATGCTACTTTTGATGAGGATAACCATTGTAGATACTTTGTGTTTGATGGTGATATAGATAGTTATATCAAGGACAAGTTAGAGTATATTATGCAACAAACAGGTACTAGTGATTATGAGCTGCATTTTACTGGCAACCTTAGAAGTTCATTTAGGTATAAACTATATGATATGTATAAGGGTAATAGGAAAGGTGGCAGAGCCCCTACTGGTTTACACGATACTAAGATTAGATGGGTAGAAAATAATCCTAGTAAGTGCTTTATATGGGATGAGTGGGAGGCTGATGATATAGTGGTATCTTTAAGGAGAGATAACCCCAATAAGTATATAATGGCTGCTGTAGATAAGGATGTGTTATATTCACTACCCGGTAGGCATTTCAACTACTATACCTCAGCTAAATATGGTATAGATATGAAGTGGGTAGAAGTTGATAAGCTACAAGCTATGAAACACCACTATATACAAGCACTTACAGGTGATAGTAGTGATAATATACCTGGGCTTAATGGCATAGGTGCTAAAAGGGCTAATAAGATACTAGAAGATTGCATAGACCCAGTATGTATGTGGGAGGCAGTAGTAGAGGCTTATGAGTCAAAAGGTAAGTCTGTAGTTGACGCATTAATTACTATGAGATTAGTATCTATGCATCAACTTATAAAAGACAGTAGTGGTGAGTATAAATTAAACTTATGGAAGCCTACTACAGCAACTTATACAAAGGATAATAATGGTAGATAGTGACATATATGAAAAGCTAGTAAATAAATATGGCAAAGAGCATCAACTTTATGTTATAGTAGAGGAGATGGCAGAAGCCATAGCTTCAATTACTCAATACCTTAATAGAGGTAGAGATGTTGAGGATATGGCTATAGATGAGTTAGCAGATGTATGTATAATGCTCAAGCAATGCGAGGTTATATATGGTGATAGGTTAATAAATGCTATATACAAGAAGCTAGAAAAAGCTAAACAATATTTATAAGGAGGTATAAATATGAGAATAGATATAATATCGGCTAATAATTATCGTATCAATGAGTATATAGCAGATATGCTTTATATAGCATTAAGAGGCTATGGGGACTTATCGAGAGAGTTAAGGGACGAGCAAGATATTATCTTGATGACTAATGGCCTAGGGCTTACCGAAGAGGCTAGAAGAGCTATAGAACAAGACAAAGTAAATGTTTTATATTTCTATGATGAGCTACAATCATCAGTAGTACCTAAAGATAATGTGATAGTATTATCACAATTTAAGGACTTAGGACAATGGGATTTACCAGTAGCTAGGTTGTCTATATTCGACCCTAGGTTTGATAATATACCTATAGTAGATAAAGCTTATGAGTTTGTTTATTGGGGACATAAGAAACCTAACAGGGAACATATTTATAAAGCACTACCAGATAACGGGAAGTCATTATATATAGGTGAGTGGGAAGATAAGACCAAGTCAGCTCACGCTCCTTATATAAGAGATATGGACGCTTTATATACATTAATAGCTAAAGGTAAAAGAACTATAGTTAATGGCTCTAAATTTGATGATTATAGAAACTCTATACCTTTAAGAGTATATGAAGCATTAATGAATGGTGTTATACCAGATACTATAGAGCATAGATTTGGTAGTTATGAAGATAGTTATAACTATTATATAAAAGATTTATCAAGTGCTAGAAGTAAGCTAAAAGATAAGATAATAAATTTCATAAAGGAGTATAGTTAATGAGCAAGGTAAAAGAGATATTAAAAGAGAGAGGTAATACACACGGTAGTTATAAGCATATAGTAGATGCTAGAGCTAGGATATTACAAGAGCTAAAAGATTTATATAAGAGTAGATATCCTGACGAGGAATTACCTACTACATTAACAGTTATGTGGTGTGATATAGCACTTAAACTAGTTCGCTCAGCAGCCAACCCATCCCACCAAGATAATTGGGATGATTTAGCTGGTTATGCTAATATAATACAAGAATATATGGAGGAAGCAAATGGTTTTATCGACGAGTAATATACGAAATATGTTTCGGAATAGGCTGAAGACTAATCCTGAAGCTGATACATTAGAGATTATAGGTGCTTCATTTATAGCAGATGAAGCCTATATATTTGGCACCCCTAACAAGGAATATATCAAAAGGGAGATTGAATGGTATGAGTCACAATCATTAAATGTAAATGACCTACCTAATACTCCTAAGATATGGAAAGCTATAGCTACTAAAGATGGTTATATTAATTCAAACTATGGGTGGTGTATATTTTCAAAAGAAAACTATAGCCAATATAGTAATGTAGTTAAAGAGCTACAAGCTAACCCTAAAAGTAGAAGAGCTATTATGATATATAATAGACCATCAATGCATATTGATGCCACTAGGGATGATATGAATGACTTTATATGTACTAATGCAGTACAGTATTATATTAGATATGATAAACTACATTGTGTAGTACAAATGAGGTCTAATGATGCTGTGTTTGGCTATAAAAATGACTACGCTTGGCAAAAGTATGTACTAGAGAAACTGGCTAAAGATTTAAATAAGCCAGTAGGGTCTATAGTATGGCAGGTAGCTAATTTACATATATACAAAAGACATTATTATTTAATAGGAGAGTACTATGCTAATAACTGAAGTACTAGAAGAGATTAAAAAGATAGAAAAAGAGGATAATCAATACCAACTAGCTAAGCTATTGAGAGTATCACAAGGTACTATCTCAAACTATACTAAGCGTGGTAAGTATCCTGACCTTAGAACTGCTGGTTATATTTGGGGTAAGTATGGAATACAAGTAGAACCATTTACAGAAAAGGCACTTGAGAAAGAGTGGGAGTATCAAAAGAAAACTGGAGTATAGTATGCAACCTAGAGACTATCAACTAGTAGGAGCATTAGAGGGCTATAAGATACTAAAGAAGTATGGGATAGTTTACTATGCGTGGCAAGAGAGATGTGGTAAAACTCTCACAGCACTAGCACTATGTGAGATGACTAAAGCTAATAAGATATTGATAGTTACTAAGAAAAAAGCTATCAAAGGGTGGACTGAGACACTAGGACAGTTTGAGCATAAGAAGAGATACATAGTGATTAACTACCATAGTATAACTAAGATTAAAGATGACTTTGACCTAGTTATACTAGATGAGAGTCATAGCTCAGGATTGGCAAGTAGTCCAAAAGTAGGTAAGATATGGAAAGATGTCTTCCCTTATACTAAAGGTAAGCCACTAATCTACCTAAGTGCTACTCCTTACCCTGAACACTTAGGACAACTATATCACCAGTTTGCATTGAGTAGTTGGTCTCCATTTAAACAGTATAGGAACTTCTATCGCTTCTTTGATGCTTTAGGACTACCTTATAAGACTAGGACGCCTTATGGGCTGGTAGAGACCTATACTAGATATAAGGATGATGAGATACTATCACAGGTTGAGCATCTGTTTTTGCATAAGACTAGGTCGGAATTAGGCTTTGAGCAAGAGCCTGAAGATGTAGTCCACTACTACTCTCAATCACCTGGGATAGCCAAGCTACAAAAAGAGATAATACGAACAGAGATGTTTAGAATGAATGATATAGAGATACCTCTCGATAGTCCTATGAAGCTTAGAGTAGTAGCCTACCAGATAGAAGGAGGGTGGGTAAAAACAGATAGTGGCTGTATAGAACTATCCTACAAAGATAGGATAGAAGCTATTAAGCAGGATTTTGGTGATGGTGAGGATTGTGTTATAATGGCACACTTCACTTGTGAGCAAGATAAGCTTAAAAGCTACTTCCCTAAGGCACTAGTAGTGAGCAGCACAGCTGAGGCAGAGGGAGTTGACTATTCACACATAGAGAACCTTATTATCTACTCTATGGATTTTAGTACAGGTAGGTTTCAGCAGAGACGAGCTAGACAAGCTAACTTCCTAAGGAAGAGTGCTATAAAGGTACACTTCTACTTTGCTAAGGGTAGTGTGAGTGAAGCTGTCTATGAGACCGTAGCTAAGAAGAGCCAAAACTTTATTAAAAACTCATTTGAAAGGTGGGCACACAAACTATGAAAACAACTGTTGAACTATTTGACATACCTAAGAGTATGGTAGTAGCATTTAAAAGTATGAGCTACAAAAATGTAATAGAGTATAAGGTGTGTGCTGGTAAGAAGCTATACAAGCAACTAGCTGACCAGTTACACAAAGCATATGCTGGAGAGGTGAAACTATCTCGTGAAGAGTTGAGCTTATTGAATACAAGGCTAAAAGAGATAAAAGATGCAATTGAGCATAATGAATTTTTTCTAGAGGAGATGGGACTATGAAATGGTATGAATTATTAGGATGGTATGATGCTTATAAGTATAATAGAAAGAAACGCAAGTATGGGGTATGGAATATCTCTGAAATCTTACTAGATATAACAGCACTAGGATTACTACTAGGACTAGCCTATAATATAGTCCTAGTAGTAATACTCATAGGGGGCTAATATGTCTCTATCGCCCCTTAAATTACCCAAAGATTATATCCCAGATACAAGAAACCAACCAATATGGAGTGACTACCATCAGTCGAAGGTTTTGGGAAGAAATACCACCGATTTAGATAAACCTAAAGCTGAAAGTAAAGCTAAAAGTATATACAAACTAAGAAGCAAAAATGGAGGACATACCTATAAAGGTGCAAAATATAGTGGTGCTCATTCTATGTGGCACACTAGGTTTAGCCGAAATCCAGGTGAGATTATCTATTTAGCCTATATAGCTAGAGGTAAGGATAGTACATTAAATGAAGAGTTAGATAACATAAAAAAAGAGTTTGAGGTACTATATAATGTGGTGCAAATACGATTGAAAGATTTACAAGAGTTCTTTAATGTGCCTCTAAAAGTTATAGCTGAGAGTATAAATGTCCCTTACCAAAATGTATGGGTGTGGACACAAAGAGATAAGCTAAAATACAATTGGGCATTATATATTAAAATGAAAAAGCTAGTAAGAAAATTAGACCCTTATAGATGGGGTAGAAACAATTTTGAATTGATAAGGAAGTATAAGTATGTTCAAGAAACAAAATAAAGGTAAAGATATACACAAGATACCTAGTAGTAAACTAGATACCGAGGCTATATACTGTATATCTAAAAAATTAGACGGGCATTATACTCAGATAATCTATGATGGGGTAGATGTTAAATTCTACACTAGTGGCAATAAAGAGTTCTATCTCGAGGATGTGGCTAATGATATAAAGAGAACTATCTCTGAGCCATTTCATATAGAGTGTGAGTTCATATATGGTTGTGATGGTAAACTAGGTAGTCGTGGTAAGAGTGCTATACTCACTACATTTAGGACTAACTTCAATAAAGGTATTAAGACACTAGGTGGTATAAAAAGCCAATTTAGGGTACTTGATAGATTAGACCTACCTGACTGTGACTTTAAACATAGAGCAAGCAGATTGCCTATTACCAATTGGCTAATCCCTGTTGAGCAGATAGCTGGTAGCCTTGATGATGGTAAAAAACTAGCCCTTAAGTGGGTCAAAGGGGGCTATGAGGGTGCTATGCTTAAAGATAGATACCACCTCTATCAAGAAGGTAAACGAACTAATGATATAATCAAAATCAAACCTAGACTCACAGCTGACCTGAAGTGTATAGGTTACAAAGAGGGTACAGGCAAGTATGAGGGTATGATAGGCTCATTACTACTATGTGATAGTATAGGTAGAGAGGTACTTGTAGGTAGTGGATTAGATGACAATCTTAGAAACAAAGACCCTGAGGACTTTTTAGGTAGAGTGATTGAGATAGAGTATGAGAGGATAGATAATACTTATATTCAACCTATTTTTAAATGTATTCGATATGATAAAGATATCATAGATATTGATTAAAATTGAGATTTAAGAGAGATATATGATATAATCTATATCATATATCATTTAAGAGATTATCTCTTAAATATGGATGAGCTAGATATCAAGAAAAGGAGATTTTAAAAATGATAAATAAATTAAAAGATGATGAAATTATTTATATAGCAGTTAGTGCTTACCATAAGAGTAAAAGTTACTCTTATGGTACTTGGGTAGAATGTAGGGAAGCTGTAAAAGCTTCTAAAAAGCTTCAAGAGCAACTAAAATACTTAGGTAGGGCATAATGCTAGAGTCTAAGATACAAAGCAGAATACTTAGGACTCTTAAAGAGCTAGGTATCTATGCATACAAGAACATAACTACCAATAGGAAGGGTATCCCAGATATTATCTGTTGTGTAGATGGTAAGTTTGTGGCACTAGAAGTGAAACAAGCTAAAGGTAAGACTACTGATTTACAAGACTACAATATCAAGATGATAAGAGAGAGTGGAGGAGTAGCTGAAGTAGTTAGAAGTGTGGAAGACACACTAGAAGTTATTAAGAAAATACAAAAGGATAAATATGGCAACTAAAGAAAATGAAATTATATTTGAGCAAGAGTTACTAAAGATGAGAGTTATACATACAGAGAATGATATATTCGATATTGAAGTAGCCGGATTAGATGTTCAGTCTATAGGTACTGAGATTGAGGATGAGACTGTAGCTAAGAGTGTAGTTAATGGGTTATTAGAGGCTTATAAAGCAGGACTAGCTCAGCTCCAAACAGATATGCTTGAAGCCCTAACTAGAATTAGTGATGAGCAGAAAGCTCCTTCACTTTTTGAGCATCCTTCAGCTTAAGTTTGCACTTCGGACAATGCTCGTGGAGTACCTTTACTCCACACTTAGGGCATTGTCTAAATATATTCTTATTCATTTATTTCACTCCTTATAACTTTAGCAATGTCAGCACCTTTTGGTACTATACATCTCTTTCTTTGTTCTTTATATTTATATCCTACTATTAGAGTATCTGAACCATCCACATCATTTATACCAGTGAGTACTATATCATAGTTCCTACACTGCTGTGCGCGTCTTTCAGCATCCTCTTTATAACCCTCTTGTACTGACATAACTACCTCCTACGGTATAACATCTATATAATTAGCATCTATTCTGAATTGTGTTCGTTCTATAGTACAATCAAATGAGCCGCTGGCGGCATTTTTAGCCCTTATGTCTAAGACATCCCCATTAGCTAGGGCTACATCAGACTGCCAAAACACTGCTACAGGCTTATTAGTACCCTCACCCTTGATAGTGAACTCACTAGATGT